GCAGGTAAGCTCGTTAATGTAGTGCCGTCAGATAAGCCTCAAGACATTTATCAAATAGTAGCGGATAATGTTAATGAGAAATTAAAAGAAGACGCAAGAGAAGGGAAGCCTTACGCACAGCAGTGGTTAGACTACGGCGTTAAGCGTAGCACAACTAAAAGAAGTATTATGACAATTTGTTATGGTTCAACAAGGTACTCATGCACAGACTTTGTTGTTGAAGACTTAACAAAAAGAAAAGATAAAGGAGAAGAACACCCTTTTGATATTGATGTCTTTAGACCTGCTTCTTATTTAGCAGGTGTAATATGGGATAGCATTGGAGACAACTTAACCTCAGCAAGAATAGGTATGGATTACCTTCAAAGTATAGCGAGGATTGTGTCAAAAGAACAATTACCTATTCACTGGTTAACGCCTATTGGATTTCCAGTGTATCAATCTTATCCTGAAATGAAATCTAAAAGAGTTAAGGCAATGTTAATGGGTGAGGTAATTAAACCTCGTATTAATACTGAAACAGATAAAACAGATAGGCTTAGAATGTCTAATGCAATAGCACCTAATGTTATTCATTCGATAGACTCAGCATGTCTTTTAAAAACTGTAAACTTAGCTAATCTTAATGGGGTAAGAAATTTTGCAAATGTGCATGACAGTTTTGGAACAACGGCGGCAGATGTAGAGACTTTAATAACATGTTTAAAAGAGTCTTTTATTAATGTGTTTACACAGACAAACGTACTCCAAGATTTTAGAGATGATGTGGAAGCTCAGTTACCTGAGAAGCTACGTCATAAATTACCACAAGTACCTGCACAAGGTGATTTGGAAATAGAAAATCTCAGACAATGTGACTTTTTCTTTGCCTAAACCTATGCAACTACGGATAGTAAACCACTATGGGATAGTAAAGTACCCATAGTAGACATGAAAGGTCAACAAATATGATTAACGAAAAATATAGAAACTTACCATTAGACGAAGCAGTCGCACTAATGGCTAAAGGTTGGATACTAGAGGAGATTGAAGAAGATGGCGAAGAACAATAATACAAAAATAATTACACCAGTAGGTGTCAGTCAGTACGCATGGCTAACAACGGCTGATACTCGTTTTGATGAAATAGGTCATTTTAAAACGAACCTTATTGTGGAGACTGATAAAGTTCAGCAAACAATAAAAGCTATTGATGATGAGCTTACTAAAAGTTTATCTCTTGCACAAGAGAAAAGCAAAGGAAAGAAAATCAAACAAGCTGATGCTCCATATTTTGAGGAGCTTGATGATGATGGTAAACCTACAGGGAATACTATTTTCAAGTTCAAGACTAAAGCACAAATTATTTCTAAGGACGGCAAGGTAATACCGAACAGGGTAGCTATCTTTGACAGCAAGGGAACACCAATGGTGGACGCTAATGTCTGGTCAGGTTCGGAGATGAAAGTTAGTGCAGAGTTAATTCCTTATTACACCGCTATGGCAGGTGCAGGTGTTTCTCTTAGATTGAGAGCAGTACAGATAACTAAACTTGTTGAAGGTGGTAGCAGTAATGCAAAAGGTTACGGCTTTGACGAAGTTGAAGACGGTTATAAATTTGAAAGTAAGGAAGCAGATGTTCAAGAGACGGCTGAAGAGGAGTCTGACTTCTAAACAAGTCGGACTTAGACATGGCTTCAGGTCAGGACTCGAAGAGCGTATTGCAGATGAGTTACGAAGTTATCGTGTTAGGTATGAATTTGAAGAGACAAAGTTGAAATATACTAAGCCTGAGAAAATCCATACCTATACACCTGACTTCTATTTACCTAAGCAAAATATTTATATTGAAACTAAGGGATTGTTTACCAGTCAAGACCGTCAGAAAATGCGGTTTATAAAAGAACAACACCCTGAGTTAGACATACGATTTGTTTTTAGCAATGCTAAAGCAAAGATAAGCAAGAAGTCAAAAACTACTTACGGCATGTGGGCTGAAAAATATGGTTTTAAATATGCTGATAAACATATTCCTAAAGAATGGTTAAAATGAGAAATGAAAGATTAGACACAAAATATATTGTTATTCATTCGTCTGATACATCTCCTGAAAAGGATTTGAATGTAGAAGACCTTGATACACAGCACCGTAAAGAAGGTATTTTTTCTGTTGGCTTTCATAAAATAATTACTCGTTCAGGTGAGATACAAAATGGACGAGACATAAAATTATCTGGTGTTCATGTAAACAACGCAGGAAAAATTACTAATGCTAATAGTATTGGTATTTGTCTGGTTGGTGGTAGCACTGAAGATAATATGCCTGATTGTAATTTTACTTTTAAACAGTTTCAAGCACTTGTGGAGCTTGTAAACAATTTAAAAAAAGATTATAAGTCGGCTGTTGTTGTTGGCTACAGAGATGTAGCTGACGTCCTGACTCCACACTTCAATATAACGGAGTTGTTGAGTTAGTTGTTGTACCCTCTGAGTAGAAATACTCAGGGGGTTTTTTATTTCCCCAAATATTTTACCTAAAAAATTTATATGCAAAACACAGAAAGCAATTTTCTATACCATGCTCCATGCGAGGTATGTAATTCTAAAGATAACAAAGCAGTTTATGATGATGGACACACATATTGCTTTGGCTGTCAAACAACAACTAAAGAAGGAGACAATTCATTGCAACAAACATACACACCTATTAATACTGATTTTATTCAAGGTCAGATAACTCCCTTAACAAAAAGAAAAATAGATACTAATACAGTACAAAAATACAAGTATGAAACTGGTACACATAATAATCAGCCAGTACAAATTGCAAACTATTATAATAAAGACAAACAATTAGTAGCACAGAAACTACGTTACCCTGATAAAACTTTTCAATGGGTAGGTGACAGTAAACAAGCAGGTTTATTTGGTCAGCAACTTTGGAGAGATAAAGGACGTATGATAATCGTCACTGAAGGTGAAGTCGATTGTCTATCTGTAAGTAAAACTAATCAAAATAAATTTCCAGTAGTAAGTATTAAAACTGGTGCGGCAGGAGCTAAAAAAGATATAGCTAAAGAGCTTGAGTTTTTAGAAGGCTATGAGTCTGTCGTATTGATGTTTGACCAAGATGATGCAGGTCAAAAAGCGGCACTAGAATGTGCTAAATTATTTTCCCCAAACAAAGCAAAGATTTGTACCTTACCTCTTAAAGACGCTAACGAAATGTTAGTAGCAGGTAAAGTAAAAGAATTAACTGACTGCATATTTTCAAGTAAAGAATATAAACCTGATGGAATCGTATTAGGTTCTGATTTATGGAATGAGATTAAGAAGGAAGACAAGTATGTCAGTGTTGATTATCCATTTCCTAGTCTTAATATAAAAACACATGGTCTTAGAAAAGGTGAGTTAGTTACAATAACAGCAGGTAGTGGAGTAGGTAAGAGTTCATTCTGTAGGCATGTCGCTTTAGATTTATTAAAGAAAGATTTTAAGGTTGGTTACATAGCATTAGAAGAAAGCGTTAAGCGTTCAGCACTAGGTATTATGGGTGTGGAATTAAAGAAGCCATTACATTTAACAAGAGAAGGAGTAGATGAACAACAACTGGAAACCATCTTTAAATCAACTGTTGGTAATGGGAATTTTTATTTATATAATCACTTCGGTTCTACCATTGCTGATAACTTACTTAATAAAATAAGATACTTAGCTAAATCATGTGAGGTAGACTTTGTTATCTTAGACCACTTACACATGGCTCTATCAGCATTAGGTGATGAGCATACAAGTGATGAGCGTAAACTCATAGACTACACAGTATCTAAACTTAGGACATTAGTAGAAGAGACAGGCATAGGTATGATTTTAGTATCACATCTAAGCAGAACAAAAGATGGCAACAAGGGGTATGAAGACGGCGTTGCTGTTAGTATGAATAGTCTTAGAGGGTCAGCTAGTATTGGTCAGTTATCAGATTTAATTCTATCTATTTCAAGAGACTTACAAGATGAGAAAAATGTAGCTCAAGTCAACGTACTTAAAAATCGTTTTAGTGGAGAGACAGGTAAGGCTTGTCATTTATATTATGATTTAGAAACTGGTTGCTTGAATGAAGTTAAGGAGGACACAATTAATGAGTTCTAAATTGTGGACTGTAACAGAGGAGATTAGTAAAGCTATAAAGTTTGCAAAAGAAAATCCATTTCATAACGTAACAATAGAAGTACCTAATGCAAACACACAGATAGCCGCAGAGATAACACTGAACGAGTTATCAATGATTGATGAAGCGGCTTCAAGAGTTATCGTATCAATAGCCACAGTTCATTAATGGAAATTTGGGAAGCGTGGTTACTTGCAATGGTAACAATAAACACAGTTCAAAATGTAATAGTATTTTTTGTAGGAAGGAAATTTAAGCGTGAAAAAAAGAAAAGTTAAACTGCCTAGTATTCCATTTAACTATGGTTTCTATGTTGCTTATTGGAAAGACATTGAGTCAGACCCTTCATGGAAAGATATGTCAGATGTGTTGAAATCAAAACCATGCGTATGTGTTAGCACAGGTTGGCTCATAAAAAAAGATGAAGACGTACACATATTAATGAGTGATTTTAATTATAAAAAAGATGAGACGTTAGGTGACGCAGGTTCTTCTACTGTCATTCCGTCATGTAATATTATTAAACTAATAAAGGTGGATATAAATGTCTAATTTACGAGTATTATCTCTAGGTGCAGGAGTACAAAGCACTACATTAGCGTTGATGATAGAAAAAGGCGAGATTGAGCCTGTAGATTTTGCAGTTTTTGCTGACACAAAACATGAAACTCAAGATACTTATGAACATTTAAAATTCTTAATAAATGAATGTAAATCTTTTGAAATAAAAATAGTTTCAGCAGGAGATTTGTTAAAAGATACTTTTGAAAAAATTATTCATATTCCATTTCATACAAAAGATATTGAAACAAATAAAGGTAGTTTAATAAGAAGACAATGTACCAACAATTATAAAATAACTCCTGTTTACAGAGAAATAAGAAAATATTTAGGATTAAAAAAAGGAGAGAGAAATAAAAAATCTAATGTCGAATTAATTATGGGTATTTCTTATGATGAATTATCAAGAATGACAACTAACAAGGTAAAATGGATAAAAAATAAATATCCTTTAGTTGATATAGAAATGAGAAGGAGCGGTTGTATACAGTGGTTAGAAAAAAATAATTATTCTGTACCACCTAGAAGTGCTTGTTATTTTTGTCCTTATAATTCTAAATCAAGGTGGTTAGATTTAAAAAATAATTATCCTGAATATTTTAATAAATCTATTGAAATAGATAAACAAATAAGAAATTTTAAAGGAAAAACTAATAGCATAAAACAAAATATGCAGTTGTTTGTTCATTCATCAAAAAAACCATTGGATAAAGTTAAGTTTGAGGAAAATAATAAACAAGAAGAATTTTCATTTTTAGATGAATGTAGTGGAATGTGTGGTAATTAATGTCTAGTTATGTATTTGATATTGAAACTGATGGATTACTTGATGATGTTTCTAAAATACATTGTCTTGTTTTAAAGAATATAGATACTCAAGAGATAACTTCTTATGAAAGAGAAGACTGGTACATTGGTACAAACAAATTAGAGAAAGCTGATTTAATTATCGGTCACAATATAATTAAGTATGACATTCCAGTATTAGAAAAATTATTCCAGTTTAAAACTGAGGCAAAAATTTTTGACACTTTAGTAGCAACTCGTTTGTTATACCCTGACGTTAGAGACCAAGATTTTAGACGTAAAGATTTTCCTACTAAAATGATAGGGCGTCATAGCCTTGCGGCATGGGGTCATAGAATAGGTGAGTACAAACAATCTATTGAAACAGACTGGTCAGAATATACTCAGGAAATGTTAGAGTATTGTGTTCAAGATGTTGAGGTAACACATTCTCTATATAATTTAATTGAGAAAAAAGGTTACTCAAAAAATGCTATGCAACTAGAGCATGATGTTGTTTCTATTATTCATAGACAAGAACAGCATGGCTTTACATTTAATACTGAAGGTGCGGAGAAATTATATTCTAAATTAAATGCTAGACGCATGGAATTAGAAGAGGAGTTTCAAAAATTATTCTTACCTATTACTACTAAAAGAATATCAGAGAAGACAGGTAAACAATTAAAAGATAAAGTAACTGTATTCAATCCTTCTAGTAGATTACACATTGCTGATAGGTTAACAACTAAGTATGGTTGGACGCCTAAAGAATATACAGCAGATGGTAAACCTAAATTAGATGATATAGTTTTAAGTCAGTTAAATTATCCTGAAGCAAAACTATTAGCTGAACATTTTTTATTAGATAAAAGAATAGCACAGATTGCAACTGGTACACAGGCATGGTTAAAAACTGAGAAGCATGGTAAAATACATGGGACTTGTAATACAAACTCAACTGTAACAGCAAGAGCTTCTCATTCGTTTCCAAATTTAGGGCAAGTGCCAAGTGTATCTGTACCTTATGGTAAAGATTGTAGAGCATTATTTACAGTACCATCATCAAGAAAGTTAGTAGGTATAGATATTTCAGGACTTGAGGTACGCATGTTAGCTCACTTCATGTCTAAGTATGATGGCGGAGAATATTCTAAAGTAGTTTTAGAAGGTGACATACATACAGAGACACAGAAACTAGCAGGACTAGAGTCAAGAAATATTGCTAAAGTTTTTTACTACGCATTTTTATATGGAAGTGGCGTGAAAAAAATAGCACAGATAACAGGTAAGAAAATAAAAGAAGCCTCAGCAATTCGTA